TCAAGCACAACGCCTGAGCTCATTAGCGGGATGTATGGGCAATAGAATGCCGCTGCATCTGATTCGCTTGAACCTTTGTATCCAACTAGTACGTCATCGCCTGACTGATATGTGTTAACATATACTTTCATAGCGTTGTTCAAAGTACCAACCATCTTAGTGTTAGTTGGAGCTTCAAAAGCACCTTCAGTTGTACGTGCAAATGCACTTGTAGTTGCCGACTGTAGTACTGTTAGCATTGTTGGTGAAACAACAGCCCAGTTACCTGCACCACGGCGTGTACGCTGTGCAATTTTGTTTGCTGCACGGTTGATTTGAACTGCCAATGCGGCATGTTCGTCACCAACGAATGTAGCTGTACCTGAAACAGCAGCTTGGTCATAAGTTTCGCCAGCAGCGCCTGCTAGTGAAGCTAGAGATGCTAGGACCTCTTGATCGATTTCAGCTGTAATTTCTTGTGCTAAAGCAGCCATAATTTCTGCTTCAACGTCGATACCGTGCTGTGACTGTGCATCTTGTGCAGATTCAAAAGTCCAACGTGCTGATAGCTTACGTGATTTAGCTTCAACAGTTTGTTTCATGATCTGAATGCTTAGTCTGTTACCAGCCGCACCTTCTAGTGCTGCTGTAGCACTTGGAGCTGCATTGGTACCATTTGCACCTGAATACGCTTCAGCAATTTTGAATGGGCTTAGAGCTTCTTCACCTGCTGTTGCGCCGTTGTCTGTATCCGCATAGCGAACACGTAGCGTGTGGATTTGTCCCACAGGACCTGTCATTGGTTGTACACCAACTAATTCGTTTGCAATAACCGTTGGCATTACACGACGGATAACAGGTAAAATAACTCTATTTAGAGTTGCAACATTACCGGCAGCAGTTGCACCAGCGGTAGCACTTTCAGACAAATACCTACGGGTATTTTCTAAGGTTGCTTCCATAACACTCTTTTTGTTGCCTGTTAGGCCTTCAACAAGAGCTGCTTTGGTGTCCTGCCAGCGACTTTCTAGTAGTTCTGACATCATTATCTCCTTAATTAATTCCAGCTAGACGCTTAATGTCAATAACATTTCCGTCGTCTGCTTTTCTACTAACGTTAGTTTGTGAACTTTGTTCACGATTGCCTGTAATTTCTTTGCCTTCTGTTAATGGTGCCTTCTGCTTCGCTGGAGTGTTACTGTCAATAACTGACGGTAGGTATTTGTCAAACGATGAACGCAACTTCGGTGTTTGAACTGATTCCAGTAAATCTGTCATAATCTCTTTTTGATCCTTGCTTAAAGGAGCAATAAGTTCATTAATTGTCTTTTCTCTCTTTGCTGATTCGATTAACATAGTTTTTTCTTTGTTAACAGATTCTGCAAGTGTCTTGGCTTTCGCCGCAAATGCTTTTGCTTCTGAAAGTTGTTTATCTTTTGCGTTAACAACACTCATTAGTTTTGCTACTTCTGATTTCTCATTTAAGTAACTACCAGCATATTCTGAAGCAAATGCTTCAAATAGTTTGCGCCCAAAGTCGTTTCTTCGTGCAACTTCGATATCTTCTTTAAGTTGGCCAATCTCTTTACTAAGAGTTTTGCTAACTGTTTCTGATACAGCAGTAGCACTTCTTTTGATAAAGTTATTTTTAACTTTAGCAAAGTGTGTTTTAGCTTCTCTAACTAATTTTACTTTAGTTTCGGCTAAATCTTTCTTGTCTTCGTGGAATTCTGCAATTTCCTTAGCTAGAGCTTCTACAACAAATTCTTCCAGCTTGCCAAAATTACTTGCCATAGCTTTCTGATCTTCGTGTAATTCAGAAACTTCGTTACTTAACTGTTCCATTACAAAGCCTTTTAGTAGATCTGCATTTTCACGCATTGCAATAGCATATTTTGCTTTTGCTTCTGCGAGTTGCTTACGATCTTCTGCAAACTCTGAAATTTCTTCAGCTAAACGCTCAGATATCATAGTATCAACAGCTTCAACCATTGCCGCTTTATCGTGTTCGTACTTTTGTGCGAATTCTTCACGAAGTTCTGCGGTAACAGATTGCTTGTTTTCCTTGATCTTTGCGTCCCAAGCCTCTTGAATTTCTGCTCTGACTTCTTCGGAAACTACATCATTTTCGAATAAAGTTTTCAGTGCATCCAACATATTCTTCTCCTCATTATTGGAGTTTGTTGATTATATTAACCAACGATTCCTTTAAATACTTTTGTGCCTTTGTATCGTGTTTTGTTGCCTGTGCTAATTCGTATGCCTGATATCCGCCACGAGCGTTCATTAAATGTTCGTAGATTGGTGTAGGATATGCACCAGGGGCGCTGGGCTGAGCCACAACGTCCACAGTGATTATTTCAAAATCAGAGACTTCATTACTTCCGTCGTCTGATACATTACCACTACCACGCGACGAAACTCCTAGTTTAACACCTGCATCAAGCATTGTGCTAACTAGTTGTCCCATCGGAGTTGGTAAAATTTTCAACTTGCCATACCCGTTTGGGCCATCCATCCACATTTCTGTGATCATATGGCTTACGCGGTCTAAGTTAATGTTAAGGCCTTCTGGATGATCAACTTCACCGAGAACTGAATAACCTCCGCTTACTTGATCGTTGAGAGTTTTGACAGCCCTACCGATTTCATTTACAGGATAAACACGCTGGTTTGCATTACGCACACCACCTTGTATGCAAATACCTTTCATGTAAAGGTCTTTGCCACCTTTTGAGTTTTCGGCAGACTCAACAACCATTCCTGCTTGGTCAAATGTCAAATGCTCTCGTAAGTTTTTCATTCAAACTTCCTTATTTGCCAATTACTGATTTAGTATTAGCACCGTTGTCGCCACTTGCTTTCTTTTCAGCTCCGTGACCTTTTGGTTCAGCTTTCATAGCCTTAGAAGCTTTTGCACCTGGGTAGTTAACATTTTTGGTTTTCATATCTGTTGGTGTAGGAGCAGCTAAGCCGCCTTGTGTACCTTCACCTTTTGATTCGCCACCACGTAAGTTAGCTGTTGTTCCACCCATATCGTTTTTACCAGCTACAGTTGACTTTGTGTTTTCACCATTGTCGCCCATTGATGCTGATACTTTTTCTACGTATTCACGCATTTGCTCACCAGCAGTTTTAACTGACTTTGACTCTTCAACTTCTTCGTCTTCGTCATCGTCTTCGTCTGCTGCTTCTTCAACTTCTTCGTCTTCAGCTTCGCCAAAGTATAGAGACTCTTCTGCGTCGGTCTCTTCTTCACCTTCTTCGTCGCCGTCCATGTCGTCCATGTCGCCTTCGTCGTCGGATTCTTCGTCACCGACTTCACCACCCATCATTTTTTCAAATTCTGCTTTTAGGTCGTCTAGTGCGTCTTCTAGGTCAACTACACGGTCTTCGATTTCTTCGTCGCCGTCATCTTCACCTTCCCCTTCATCG